GTCACAAACCATAACGTTCGGAGAACTCACATTTGAGTATTCGAGGACTGTACCATTGATCGGAGGGGTAACTGAAAATAAGCCCTTCGACCATCCAACTGAGGTGCGGTACAAAAACATCAACCCAACGGTTAATATAACCAAAGCGACTGACCCCAAATGCACCTTTTCACCAATTAAGGGTGCAACAATTGAGGGCGTCCCAATCCAGGTAGTTGCGCAGAGCGAAGGCGCCACTCTTCAGGCTGTAAAGAAGAGATGTGATCATGCACCAGCTTCCGGCGTCGGAGTTGGGTTTAAGCGCGGACATGACCTTCTCATGGACAAGATCCATGAAAGGGATGAGTTGCGACTCGACGCGGAGCTGATCAAGGCTTATCTCGACGAGATGAGCGGGCAAAAGCGGGAGAGGCTACAGGCGTGCTTGGATGCTGCGGACTTCACGCTACCTGGATATACGGACAAGACAGTGTTTGCGAAATCGGAGGTTCTTGTAAAACATGACGGTGCTCAGCCACGAGTCGTCTATCAAGGAGGCGACATGTACAATCTTGTAATGGGCTCCGTTGTGTATTATTTGTCCCGTCGTATTGCTGAAGAGCTTAACAGGAGGAATCCCAAGAACAAAGGGAATGAGGTCATTTACTGTGTAGGCATGACAGCAGACGAGATAGCAGAAATAGTTCACCATACTAAGGGCAATGTCTTCGAGAACGATTTCAAGAACAACGACGGAACGCAACCCGCCGCTGTCCGTAAATGGGAAGCCATGTTTTATTATAAACTTGGCGCGCCTAAGTGGTTCGTCCGTGAGTTCGCTTCTAACACTAGCGTGAGGGTATTCACGAGGTATGGTGTTAAGGGACGAGTGAAGGGTCAAAGATGGAGTGGTGAGGTTACTACCACCACTGGCAACGGATATGTTAACGCATGCACTTCACTTGCGGCTTTGGAGCGAGCTGGCATCACGGAGAGTACTACTTTGGTATACGGGGATGATGGATTGACGTACACCTCACAGGATCGTTCGCGTGTCGAGCACGCGTTCGACGAGGTGGCGAAGGAATCTGGTATGAAGACTGAAGGAGTCTATCATAACGTGCGAGAGAAAGCGACGTTCTTACGCAAACGCTTTGTACCAGGATTTAAACGTACATTCCCCGTTCCGTCTTTTGGCCGCGTCGTGTGCAAACTGCCTATCCGGTGTAATAACAACCGGGCAGTCAGCGATGGAGATTATATGGCTGGCAAGTTGCTGTCAGCTGCTTATGAACATCGCCACGTGGCCAGAATAAGGGAACTTCTACTACAGACAGCCGAACAATTGAGCGTTAAGCCTTTCCTTGATTTTAGGAATCAGGCTTGCGCTTACAAGTACACTGCAGAGCAACTGAAAGATATGACCATCAATGCAAAGACTATCGACCCCGACTGCTTTCATGAATTCTTGCTGAAGGTTTACGGCATCAGCGAGGAGGGATTGTATGACTGTTACGCCTCAGTCTGTGATGGAATACTCGGGTTTCAACGAGTAAACTACCACGCAGGGGGAAAGAAGGGTAAAGGCGCTCCACTTGCTCCAAAGTTACCTAGAGCTTTGTGGAACACAGAATTTGAGTCGATCGTGTCGGTTGATGTAGCTCTGTAGCGGGTTGTGGCACAGTCCGGGGGGTTTTCGGATGTTTCCCCTTCGTTAACAACAAATACCTGATCATCCAGTCAAGAGATCGGAAGAGCACACGTCTAACTCCAG